ATGGTCAATAGCGCGAGCCATTAATTTAATTACCGCTGTTGATGCTGTTGCAGCTTGAGTGCTTGATTGTGCAATTAATTGAGAGTTATCAATATTCGCAATACGAACACCATAACGCCAATCAGCTACTACTAAGCCATTATCCCAACAGAACAAGTCTTTATATGCTCGGTAGTCATTACCAGAAGCATCTTGAACGTCATCAACGCCTAAGTCTTCATGCTGTAAGCCAGCCATTGAGCCTTTAGGAAAAATGCCATGAATGGTATTACTACCCCATCCAATTAACCATGCAGACATATTATCAGAGCCAGTACCACCAGCATCAATAATGTTGTCGCCATTAGCAGCGCTTTTGCTGTTGTAACGATTAGAAAAGCCAACATATTCTTCAGGGCTAGTTGCAGCACCATAGAATAAAGTAGTTGCTTGAGTTTGTGACATACCTTCTAAATGAGCACGAGCTTCCTGTAATCGGTAGCCTTGCACATCGTCTTGAAGTTTAGCAAGCTTAACATCAACGTGTGAACGACTCTCTAACATTGCAGCATTTTCTACTACTTGTGCAGTAGTTGCTTTAGATGCAGGAGTACCAGCGTTAATTGCTCGATAGTATGAAGTTGGTAGACCAGTACGGATAGTTGTCTGATGGCCAGTAGGAAGATTACCTTCTACCATAACCATGTCGTCTAATGCCGCATTTGTCTGCGCTAACATCTCTACGATGTCGGCTGTTTTACCATCTGGATCGCGGGTTTTTGCCCAATCCAGTAAGGTAGGATTTACTACACTTAAAGTAGCCATATTTTATTACCTGTTTTAGTTGCCATAGAATCGCTGTGCTAGCGATGATTTTGGGTTAGTTTCTTTAGCCTTCGCTTTAATTACATTAGGAGCTTTATCGACTTGTTTCTTTGTCTCGACTGTATCCTTTTGCAATGATTTGTACTTAGAAGCATCTAGCGCCATAAGCATAAGTTCATGGCTATCTAAAGCATTAACAGACCTTTCAGAAAATCCAGACTCTTTGATATATGAGTCCATTAAGGCAATATCTGCCTCCATTACTTTTTGGTCTTGCCATTGAGGTAAAGCATCTAGCAGTTTATTTTTCTCGTCTGCTGTTCGCTCTATTTGCTCATTCTCAGAAAGGGTTTTTAAGTCTTTCTTTGCTTGCTCAGATAGTTTCTGCTTATCTGCTATTTCTTCTTTTCGTTTCAAATACTCGCTTGGGTCTGTATCTCGCAAATCTGCTAATTCTTCAGGGTTAGACTCTGATTTAATAGCAGCATCTAATTTAGAAAGTGACTCCGTTAAATTTTCTTTAACTTTATCTAGCTCAAGGTTTTTAGCCTCTAAGCCTTTTTTCATTTCCGCATTAACTTGCGACTTCTTTGTGTAGTCAGATTGACGTAAGCCATTTTCCTTCCACTCTTTAACTGTACTCGCGCTTACTTCTTCACCATCGAAATCGTAATAAAGGTCGCTTTCAGTCTCTGTGCTTTCGGTACTTTCTACACTGGACGATTGCTCATCCGTTGCGGTTTCACCCGCTTCTATGGAACTAGCTTCGGTTGTACTTGACGTATCCTGACTACTTTCCGTTGAATTTGTTTCAGTTGTTGTTGCTTCGGTTGATGTTTCCGCGTTGTTTGCTTGCATTTTTATTGCTCTCAAGTCGCTTCAGGGCTTGTTCACCCATAACTATTTTACTTTCAATTATAGTTACGAGGTCGTCTAGCACCTGTAACCGCCTGCAATTTTCTTCTCTTGCTCTTTTTTTAAACCATGAGCCGCTGCGAATAGCGTTGATATACATGGCTTCTAATTCTTTTGCATACTCTTTAAATTGTGAAGTATTAGAGAATTCCTCTGCTTTCTGGCCTTCTCTAGCCTCACCTACTAACTGTAAGCTTCTCTCTGCCTTATCCATTTTTCCCCTCGCCTGGAATATCTACATTGTTTTCAACTTCTAGTTTTGTGTAGTCATAAGTCTTATCAGAATCATGAAAAGCTTTTTTCTGTATCATTTCCATCTGTTTTAATTCTGTTTGAGTGCTGCCTTTAATCAGCTCTACCTTAGACTTTTGCTGTGCATTAATTAATGATGCTTGAGCCTTAATAGTCTCAGCTTCAGCTAAAGGATTAGATTGTGACAGCTCTTCAAGTTGTTGTTGAGCCATCTGCATAGCTTGAGTTAACTGTTGATACTGAGCAAACAATACTTCTTGAGGAATATCAGGATTATTAAAGAACTCAGATACATCAGGGTGTCCTAGCGCTTGAGATAATTGGTCTAAAGTATTGAATATTTTCTGGTCATCAACTAACAATGAACCCATTTGTTGCTCTTGTTTCTGTATGCCATAGATACCCTGTAACTGCTGTACAGCCTTATCCCCTGCACCCGCACCTAATCCTACCCTTGATATAGTTAGAGTCTCATGCGTCCACTCAGACGGGTTAACCTCTAAAGATTTACCACCATTCAAAGGAACTATAATCACATCATCTATAAATCGTCTTAGCGTCCATTCAACACCATCATAGAGCTTTCTAAATCCTACCTCTGCATGATTTCTAGCTACTAATTCAATCTTAGCCTCATTAGCTCTTTCGATACCGCTAAACCTTGTGGCCGTTTCTTGATGTAATTGGTCAGCTTCTAAACCTTGAGAGGCTAGCATTTCACCTGTACGAGAAGCTTTAGACTGATCGCGTGATTGCTTAACCATCATTACTTCTTGACCTATGAAGGGCACAGTAAGAGGTATTATTGAATCTCTAGGGCTTTGAGTAGCGTTAGGCTTCATTCTAACAACGCCTGATTTCTTATCATCAAAGAAGTCATCTTGGTTAACGCCTTCGCCTATTAAGCTTCTAGGATTACCAACATCATAGATGTTATCTAGCATAGCTCTTTCAAGCTCAGTATTAACGCTTTGGTCTTGAACAACTAAAGAAGCCCTGCCATTACCAATAGCCTTATGAGCCTCTAAAATACAGCTTGTAATAGCATAAGGGATATGGTCATAAGTCTCATTTTCTACAATAGTTGAGCCTATTTTGACAATACGTCTACGCTCTGCAATACCATCACCATCATAGTCAATTAGCGCAAAAGCTAAGACATGGTGTACTTTCTCTGTTGACCATTGCTTAAAGCCGTCAATATCAATTACATCACCGCCCTCATCACGCCATCTAATGTCTCGCATTGCTTCTGCTTGAGATGAGCCAGAGCCAGAGTTTTGCTGACCACTGCCTGTAATGCCTGACCTGCCGTCAGATGTAGGAAATTTTGATACTTCCTCTTCAGTCATGCCGCTAGCTACTAACTCGCCTCTAGTCGGATAAGACTCATGCCCTGCAAGCTGTGCATCTTCAAGACAAGTAGAGCCACGAGATAATAGAAAGTTCTCAGTAGCTATATTCTTTATGATAAATTCTTTTTTAGATTCTGTAATTCTTAAGCGAAAGTTAAATTTATTCTCATCGTCAAGCTTCTCTTTCTCAACAATATCAACCTTGTCTACTTTCTTCTCTTCCTTGATTTCCTTGATAAGCATTGTTACTTGCTCAACAGTTAAATCCTTTTTAAACTCCTCTCTAGTCTTTCTTACCGTATCTACAAAGTAATGAACAACGCCCATTTTCTGTATCTCAGCATCTTTAAGAAAGCCGTGAATAGTTCTATAAGATGATTCTCGCCTAAGTATCATGTGATTGATTAGGCTAGTTTTCTCTGAAGCTTCCTTGATTGCCTCCTCACTCTCACCCATTGCTCTACTAAGCATGACATCACCAGAGCCTAGGAATACTCTAACCATTGAAGTCATATCACTATCAACAGTGTCTCTTACGTCAGACGCTATAACAGATGAGAATCCAGCCTCTTCATCGCCATACTCTTCCTGGTTGTATCGTCTTAGGTATTCCTCGTTTTCCTTCATATACTCAGAGTTATAACTCACAGAGTCTTGAATAAAACTGTCTACAATGGCTGAAAGCTCAGCATTTTGCATTTTTGGCATTAATGAACCTGTTAGAACTAAAAGTTATATAGGTGTAATTTTAGGAATAATACATTATAAGTAATGTCAATACAACACTCTCTAATAGTGCTATGGTTTCGGATTAATTAGGAGGAATTATGAGTGAATTATATATGGTGTCACAAGGCGAATACTCAGACTATAAGATTTGTGGTGTGTTTGACTCAAAAGAACTAGCCGAGAAGTTTATTAAATCGTTTGGAGTTCACGGCTATGACGCTATGTTTATTGAAGAGATAGAGCTAAACCCCCATGAAAAAGAAGTTAGGAATGGTTTTAAATCCTATTTTCTATATATAAATATACTAGGGGATACAAGGGATATTCGTCTTAATGCTTCATACCCTTCATTTGAAGGCTCTGGTAATCATTTTACATCAAGAAGCAATGAGTTAATGGTGGATTGTTTTGCTAAAAATGAAGCTCACGCAGCTAAGATAGCTAACGAGAGGCGAGTTCAAATAATAGCGGCTTACCAATGGCCTAATAGCTAAGCCCTGTGCTTCTTTCTGCCTTTGGGAAGGGGTTGAGGTTTGTCGTCTGGTATCTCTGCATAACGTATATCCATAATACCTATTCTTGTCGCGTCAAGTACATGGTCGTTAGCTTTAACAATCTTGCCATTCTTTCTGTGATAGATACGCTTCTCATTAAAGAAGTCTATTAGGTTATTAAATACTTTAAAGCCACCCGATCGCATTCTATCGTTTATCTCTTTAATGCCTGATTCTACCTTATACCCACCTTCAACATGGGTAGCGTGAGTAGGGCGCATATTTAAACCAGCGTCTTGATAATAAGACATCATCACAGCGCCAGTGCCTTTCTCCTCCTTGTGACCATCGTGAGGCCATGCTACAGGGATTGACCTACCCCACTTCATTATTCTAACTGCTTCAGTCTCAGGCAATACACCTGACTCACCCTTGAATATCTTAGTCAGATAGATTACATCATCATCCCTATCCCACGCTAAGTTGACAAAGATGCCGTGCTTACCTAAACCGAAGTCCATTGAGTTTAATTGTGCATAGTGTGCAGGTATCTCGAATGGCTCACAGCTTATTTTATCATCAGGTACTTGATAGATTAATCCCTCGCCAACCATAGGAATACCATGAATCCTTGCCGGTCTTTCATGCTCAGGATATGAGTCAATCATTTTATTTTTTTGTGCAGGGTCTAATACTCTATCAGGCACATCATCAAGAGTTATATTAACTACCGTCTGATACTTAGAAGGATTCTCTCTAAAGTCTGTAGTTAGCTGCGTAAAGCCTTTAATAGGTGTGTAGGTCATAAGGATAAAGTAGCCTAGCTGACCATGAGTAGTCCTAGCTTTAATCTCAAAATAAATATCATAAGGCGGCTCTTCATCACACCACGCCCAATCAATAGTCTCAGCTTGAAACTTCTCTCTACCTTGTTCATAAGATTTAAAATATATATAGCTTATCTTGCCGCTAACGTGCTTGATAGTCACATGGTCTAACAGGTCTGGAACACCTCTAGCCTTCACTATATCAACGATACAGTCTTTAGGTATCATCCCTGTACCGTCTAAGTCTCGACCTAATAAGAGCTTCTGAGCGCCTTTAACGATGTCGCTGCCTGATACACCGCAAACCCATCCAATATTCTTATTAGGGAATCTAGCTCCTTTCCAATTATCAGGATATAAGCCTGTAGAGTGTAAGGCTGTCTCATACGATGCGCTGACCGACTTGCCAAACTGGTTGCCAGCACTTAAGCACCTTTCAGGGAATGTAATTCCTAGCTTGTAAAACTCTAACTGCTTATCGTAAGGCTCAAAGAATTGATAAGCGTTGTATTTCTGGCATTCCTCATACCTAGCTATAATCTCTAATGCTTCCTGCATATCTTCAATAGCTTCAGCCATTAGTGAGTCAAGCTTTTAGGGTCTATCCCTTTCTCTATAAGTAATTCTTCTAGTTGGTTTCTATCAGAGATAACTTTTTGAGTGACTTCCCCGCTATGCTCAACAGACTTAACATCGCCTAAGTATTTGTTGATTAGTTTTAGTTTAGTATCAATGACATCCTTCTTAGCTTTGATAGCGACTGTAAGCCTCTGTACATCAAGGCCGCCTAAGTCTTCGGTTTTGCTTGTCTCTTTCCCGTCCTCATCCACAACCTTGACGCATTTTGTTCCCCCCTCTAGGGTTTCGCCTATCGCTTCAATTTTATTAGCTAAATCAACAACATGCTCAATATGGCCTTTCTTACTTAAAGCTTCTCTTAGGCTTTCTTGTCTTTCAGTTTTTATCTTAGCTGCTGTATTGGTTAGCTTAGGCATTAGCTTTCACTTTCATACAAATCACCACAACACTCAATCGCATAATCAATATCCTCTTGTTTGATGTAAGTGTATAGCTTTTCATTATCGTTATTATCTAGTGCTTCATGTAATAGGTTAGAATCATTAAAAGAGTTTACCGCTTTTGAGCCAAAATCTATACCCTCTTGAATCTGACCTTTAGTAAAATCGAACACTATCGGATTTAATTTTAACAATTCTTTATAAGCTCCCCATGATTCACGCCATAGCTCAAAGTTAGTAGCTGTAGAGAATAGATTCCGATTAGCCCAAGATGCTGCTGTTCTGTAGGGATTTCTATACGTTGTGTATATCTTATCGTTTAAATCTAAGTTATCTAGCACCTTGTAGCTTATATGCTCTAAATCAAACTCGCCTTTTTTATAATAAGATACAAAGCCTTTTTCAAAGTATGTTGTGCCTGTATGTCTGACAGTGGTTAGAAAGTTCAAATGTATTCCTTAACCTTATACAAAATAGGGTTATCTCCTAAATTCTTCATTATATATATTTTTATCTTCTCTTCTTTTAATGAAGAGTAACCACCTAAAGCAATTAACATATCAGCAGCCTCTTTCGCTAACTCTTTATTGCAAAAGTAAAAGCTCATTCCTTCGCGAATATTCATATGTACTCCCTTACACCTAAATGCCCTACTTTAACATCTGCATCTATCCATATCTTATAGCCAGCTTCTCTAGCAGCATGACAGAATGATTCGTCTTCACCCGTCCACCTATTTGTTTCAGGATTATAGCTAACAGGAAAATAAGGCTTTTCTATCTTGTCAAATACTTTGCAATCAATGAGAGTTAACGGGAAGCCGTTAGTGTGTACCTCGACTAATCCCGTCTTTTCTCTAAAGTTTATTCTTTCGCCTTGCTCATCCTTGCAAGTGTATTGAATAGGGTCTTTCCTGGTAAGGCTTGCAGCACCTATAATATCTTTACCGGAGGCTAGTAGTCTTTGAAGTGCATCATGTGAGAATGTCTGATCGCTGTCAATAAATAAGACTTTATCAGCTCCATTGTCGATAGCTGTTTCTATCCCCATAAAGCGCCCTATTTGCACTAGAGAGCATTTGGGATTAATACAGCTTACTTGTATGCCTATAGAGCTTGAATAGGCTACTAGGTTTACCAGTGAGCCGCAGAATTGAGCGTGTAGCATATCGCCACTAGGGTAAACTATTGCTACATGGAGAGGCTTAGGCATCATTTTACTGTTTCCGCCTCTGTTTCCCAGTAAGGGTCGTCTTTAGCTAAAGGAGCGTTTAAAGGTCTGTCTCCATCACTATAAGCAGTCTCTTCAAAGTCTGAGGTTACGCAGTCTCCGTCTTTACTTAGGTAGACGATTTGAATATCTGTTCTTGTAGCTCCATCCCATAAATGCACAACATCTGCATCTTTATTTTCTATAGATTTAAGTTTCTCTATTAGCTCTTTTACTTTCATAATCGCAGTCCGTTAGGTTATTGCTTAAACAAAAAAAGCCCTATTAATTTAAAGGGCTATAAAACTCATATTAGTTTTTAAGGTTTCTACCTTATGTGTATTATAGGGTATAGGTTAGATTGTATC